GTTTCCCAGTCACGATCGTTAAATAGATTTCTTCAATCGCATCTTGAACAGCAATCTCATAATCTGCATCTGATAGTTCATCTGAAGTACGAACGACTCTGGCAAGGTATTCACAAGTGAAGTAGCCATTGTCTTCATCGTATCGCTTCCAATCATCCCATTGAGTGTGGGGATTGAATGGATTATCTGTTGTTGTTAACATGTAATCAGCCATGTCAATCTCCTTTCAATGCCTTGTTCAGCGTCGATGTGCTGATACCAAGTTGATCTGCTACTTCAGCTTGTGTGTATCCTGCATTCAACAAGCGTTGAGCACGTGCTGTTTGAGATGCCGTTAAACCTGTTGATGTACGTGGTGTTGCAAGTTGTTTGATGTCATCCAGATTAGCATTGTTTAAGATCTGTGTCAAGGTATTTTGGCTAATAGCACCAGCTTGAATAGCTTCCCATTCACGATCAGTGATGACGATCTGTTCTTTCTTAGCACCTGTTCTAGCACGGGCCTCTTCTAAAGCCTGACCCTTAATCTTCTTAATTTCAGAAGCTGTTAAATCTGGATTATCGGCTTTCTTAGCAGCTACCACTGAATTAGCTAATAATTGTGCTTGCCTTTCTAATGGTTTATTAGATGTGGCAATAGAGAGCTTTGCTTTTAGAGAGTCCACTTCATCTTGATAGGCGGCTTTTGCAGAGGGGGAGTATTTTGTAGAGGGGATTGTAACAGAAGCACGACGGGCCTCATCGCCAAGAGACTTCATACTATTGGCGTAATCTCCATAAATTCTTTCCATCTGTGTGCCAGAAGATAATGTATGAGCATCATCTGTTTCATACATTTTAGTAGACTTCTCTTGTTTAGTAATAACTTTTCCTTTTGAATTCACATAAGTCTCATTCTTAGGAACAGTAACCTTTTTACCTGTGACGGGGTCTACAGAATAGTCGTTCTTACGAACTAAGCCTGCAAGACTCGGGTCTGCTTCAACATCCTTCTTTGTAACAGGGCGACGAGAAGTAACACGAATCTCTGAAGAGGCTCTTGAAATTAATGTAGAAGCACCTTTAGGTTGTGATAAGGTTCCGCCTTGATATCTAACTTTAAGTTCAGCAATTCCGTTATCAATGTAAGACTGTTGATAATTAAGTTCGTGTTTTTCAGAATCGATAACAACCATTGAATGGCGAACCGCACGAGCAATCTCTTCAGGAGTAGCTCCTTTGAGAGTCATGTCTGTAATGAGGTTCGAAACCTTACCCATTTCAGTCTGCTTGTTTTTAGCCGTAATGACTTTCATACCATCATATTTAGGATAGGCTGTCTTAGGATCAAAATCAGCAAGATCCTCTAAAGCTTTTGAAACTTGCAACTGTTTTGTGTAAGGAATGGTCAATACTGTATCACCATCGAAATCTGCTCCAGATAAACGACCTGCAGTTTTAGGATGAATGCCAATTGCATCACGAGCATTTCCTAAAACATTTTTTCCTTCTGGATTTCTGTTATTAACTGTAACAACAGGGATCTCAAAAGTACCAGCATGAGGATATCGAACAAGAGCTAATTGTTCCCCATTTCGATACGTAGGAGCGTAGCATTCAGTTTCCTTAAGAGTTGTCATAGGAATTAGAACTTTACTTCCTTGTCTTGGTAAAGCAGCAGCTTTTAAATGAACGGCTTTGGAATCACAGTCATCAGCAAAGGAATCTAACAGACGAGTTTTGACAGCTGGATTTGTGATTGTCATAATCTCATCAAATTCACTTTTCTGAATGTCGTAAGCAATCTTTAATTGCTGTTGTGCTAAAGATGGAGTTTGTTTAGAAAGAAATTGTGAGGACAATGTCTTAGACCATGTGTCCCAAGAACCTTCTTCACCAGATTCTGGTTTAGTTGGAAATCCAACAATATTAATAGGACTTAATTGGTCCTTACCATTGGAATCGATATAATGTTTTTGACGAACTGTGGCTCCAAAAGGATTATCAGGATCGTCTTTTTGTCCTTTCATAGCTCCCATCTTTCCAACAGATTCTGATTTATTTGTGTTAAAGACGATGTCTACTCCATCAGGCATGTTATCAGAATAGATAGCCATTCCTTTTAAATAGTGTGTATCATCAACACCAATACGAACTTGTGCATATTTAGCATCGCCTAAAGAAAGATCTTCAACTCCTCTTCGAAGCTGAATGACGCCATCCATATCAGTTCCACCTTCTTCAGCGAAACGAACTTTAATACGATCGGCGCTAATGTTCTTAATAGGTTCAAGTCCTAAGTACGAACGACCATTATCTTCAGTCCAATCTGTAATAGTACGGATTTCGGCTCTATTTTTAGAAAGTTCTGAATAGGGAACATCGTCTTTTGTTAAGACTTTAATGGTCGTTTTTTTACCTGTTCCCAATTGTTCGGTTTGTAAATACTGAAGTTTATAACCTTCTTGCTCAAGTTCAGCAATCGCGGTATTGAGTTTTGTTCGAGAAATACCAATATGATTTTCAACACCAGCACCGATGTCAAGATATTTCTTTTCATCAACTTGCTGACGAAGCATATTAGCAGTTGCTTCAGTAATCGCCGCTCTTTCTTGCATAGCAGGGTCAAGAAGATTACGAACAGAAGATTCATTAATACCCATTCGTTTTCCAATCTCAACGTTTGAGTAACCTTTTTCTTTGAGACGGAGAGCTTGTGCTGAATCAGCTTTTCTTTGTGCTGCTTTCTCCAAAGAAATTGTAGCACGAAGTTGTGTGGTAGACATTCCAAAACCTTCTGCGATTTGCGTTTCCGTCATACCTTGCTTTTTCAATTCTTTAATCTCTTCTCGGAAAGATTTACTTCGTTGAGGATCTTTTCCAGAACCCCAAGGATATCTCCCCGAATGGCGAGGAGTGCCATAATGGTATAGTTCGCTCATAACACTACTCTCCTTCTCTCATCATATTGATTCGTTGATCAAAATCACGGATTTTCTGCATAATATACAAAATCTCCTCAGCCTCAGGCTCGTGAACCAGAACTTGATCAGATTGATAAAGTCTTAGTTCGCAGCCAATTTTCTTTGGGTCTTCGCGATACTCAAGACAAAACAAAGCTGCATAAATCTCGAGTTGTTTAATTGAAGCAGGAGAAGATCCTGTCTTCAAATCATGAATGCGCAAAAGATTCTGTCGAAAACAAATGGCGTCAGCAGTTCCGAAACAATTATCGGAATAGTACAAAGTTACTTCGGTCATCATCTTAAACCCTATTGCGTCATTAACGTAGAGATTAAGAGTTTTTGGTGTTCTCGGTAATTTGACACCAAGACGAATTGCTTTAGAAGCAAACTCATGAAGCTCAGTTCCTTTTTGAGCAGCTCGAAACTTCGAATAGACATCGTCCAATTTCTGCTCATCATAGTTGACCCAATGATACTTACTAGCGCTTAAAAACGCGTGGCTTCCTTCGAGCCCTAAATGCCGATTCCAAATCATCCAATACCTCCTCTCTGTTTTCTGGATAAATAAATGCCGCGAAAGACATTGCATTAAATTTATCGATATAATAGTCCTGATTGGGCTGATGCGATGCATTATGTGATCGCTTGCATTCCAACATCGCCCATTTATCTTCATAAAGAATTAAAAGGTCTGAAATTCCTTGTAATTGATTTGCATCATTCTTGATAATCACACAACCAGGAAATAGACCTTTTAGCTCTTTAATCAGATTTGCTTGGAATGTGTTTTCTCGTTTAACAGCCATAATCTACCTCCTACGCAAAAATAAAAGAAAAGGTGTCGACGACATCTTATTCCTTTCATTATACCCTATGTTTTTCGCGCGAGGTTAATAATTTTGAAAACGAGATTCGTTAAAAGATTTCTTTTGTCTTAAAGCTTTACGGATTGCAAGATCAATTGGACAATGAGAAAGAAAGTTGTAGTAATATAAATCTTCGAACGGTGTGTTCATACGATCTATACGACCAGCAGATTGTTCCATAATTTTATATGAATAATTTTGAGAATAGAAAACTGTAGTGTCTGTTTCAATTGCATTCCATGCTTCACTCGCTGAAGTGTACTGGCATAAATATAACCAATGAGATTCGTCACGTAACAAATCTTCATGTTTATGTCCATTCCATTGGGTGTAAGGAATATCATTCTTCTCCGCGAAGTTTTCTAAAATCGCAAGTTCATAATTAAAATTGTAGAAGACAATTACCTTTGAATGTTTTTTATAAACTTTCTCAAGTTCTTTTTCTCTTGATTTATCCGTATTTGCTAATCGACGTAATAAAAAACAGAGATCCGCAATGTCCCGAACTGGGCATTCGTCAAAAATATTCCAACGATCAATCATCAGTCGTCGTGTCTTCTCTTTATCATAATCGCAATACACATCTATTTGATTTCGAATTGTCTTTCGAATAAAATGCATATTAACAATTATTGAATCACGAATTCGAACTAAACGCTGAACTTCAACATAATGATCAACTTTTGGGAATTTGCTGAAATGATTAAACACAACGTGTCTTCTAAGAAACTCAGTTCGATTTTTATAAAAGCCGTTAGCAATCATAACTGGAATATAATCCAACCATGTATCGCCAGGAGTTGCGCTTAAGAGAATCCATTTATTATTAGCAGCGATCTTTAAAAATGATTTAACCCATTGACCACTACCAACAACCCGTTGTTCATCAAAAAAGAAGAATGCGTTCTTGACTCCAATATATTTTGTAATATTATTCCAACTATCAACAATTGGCTCTAATCCAAATACAGTGGCTTCTCTTTCCCAGTCCAACGAATCTCGTTTCCGAGCTGTTGTGATAATGTATAAGTCCTTATCAATTTTCATCGGCGAATATCCACTATCACCAACAACTGGGTTCTTGCCGCCTCTTTCTTTTGAAAAGAAATATGCTAATGCAGTAAGAGATTTTCCGCTACCGACGCCGCCGACTAAGACGGCGCCAGTATGCAGCTTCTCTATGGCGGCTCTTTGATGCTCGTAGAGTTGTATCGCCATTTAAATACGCTCCTTAGAGATGCTCGTTCTTATCGCATTCTCCTGTGCAGGTGGAGCAATTACCACAACCACCAACAGCATCCTGTGCAGAGTCCGGAGTGTATTCATATTTGTTTGCAAAGTCATCGACAGCAAGAACGACATACATCGTTTTCAAATATGCCTTAATACCTTTCTTCCCATTTACATTATACTGATAAGGACGTACGATAAGATCGACGGATTCAATTTCAGCCCAGTCAAGAAGATGTACTGTATCCTCATGCAACTCAGATTTGTTACCATTACTGATGAGAATAATTTTCGGAGGGTAGTTACCAAATCCAACCTTCACTGACATGAAGCCCTGAGGATCATCCTCAGGATCTCTGGGATTCAGCCAACGAACGTTCCATCCATCAGCCTCCAGTGTATCAGCTAGATCTGTGTCGAGAAATACGCCGAAGTTTCTATTACCCTCGGCGTTGTACTTACCCTCTTTACCTGAAAAGTTTCTGAAACCAATCGAAGCATTCTCGATTGAAATGTTGCCGATTTGTTTTCTGTTAATTTCTGCCTTTGCCATATTATTGTTCTCCTTTCATAATTAAGAACTCAGAATTATCATAACCCAATTTACATTCGTCGTCTTTGAGTTGCTTGCATTTTTCGCATGTATCTTTGCCACATGCTAAGAACGGTGGATGATCATCAAACCCTATAGGATCTGTTGGTGTCTCTATAGGAGCTTCATCGTCAGATATAAACCATTCAAAGTCACCAAACTTACGAATGGAATCTGCTGCATCATCAAGAAGAGTATTGAAATATACCATGTCGATGTCATCTTCAAGATGGTTTGTTTCGACAATCTCGGCTTCCATCCAACGATATCCTTTTGTGCGCGTGACAGCATAGTACTTATCATCCTTACTTCTCAGCAGTTCAGCCCCATTACATCCAGGTTTAATTGGAACAAAAGATCCAACTCTACCGACATGAATATAATTGTGCTCACCATCAGGAAGATTTTCGTTAAAGTCTAAATACATAGCTGTCTTAACTTCCTTAGTCTCACAGAGATCAGGAAACTCGAGTGTTTCATGACTGAACAACTTTTTGAAAATATAAGGATGAGCAAACTGTGCACCAGTAGCAGTCCACTTACCAACATCTCTTGAGTCTTCAGACCAACCATACTTTGCAATATAAACTGCATCGTTAACAAGACACATTTTTTCATAAGTTGCCTCATGCTCAAATACATATCCATACTTATTACCAAATTTATGCACAAAATTAATGATTTCTGTTGTTGCATTGGCAATTTTGATGGAGTCCGTCTTAACATGAACAACTGTGAAGCCTTTCTCTTGAACAGCATTCTTCAGATCGATCATAAATAAAGCTCCACGTTTGGCAACAATGTTATCTTTATTACGAGGATCAAGAAATTTGTTCTCGAAACTGGCTGACGTCAATCCATACACAATATTGATAACGATCTTCAATGCATATGAAAGATCCTTGGCAGCATCAGTAGAACCCAAATATGGTTCAAGAACACCGCTCAGCATCTTCTTTGCTTTGTCATACTCTTTATGTTTAATAGCAAGTCGAGCATCAAGAAGTTGTTTGAAGTTTTCTGTATATGGACCAAACGCATTCATGTTGATCAAAGACGTCGGGTGCATTGACTGAACGTCCAATAGAGCAACGTTGGTGTAAATACCTGGTACAGCAAAGACGTATCCCCCTTCACTAGGCTCCTCGCCTTTATAAAGAGATTTAGGCGTCCTCGTAGGATCATAGCTATAACCAGGAAACATCTCGCTTAAGTCTGTGTAAATAAACTTATCTTGAGGTCTCTGATCATTACCGAATATAATCTTTGCTGTCTGCTGTTGCGTAGTGTGATTAGGAGTAAGCCCACTAATCTCTGAAAGAATGAGTCGAGCGACGAAATCTTGTCTTCTTGCATTGAATACTGCTTCAGTTGCAATAACGTCATTAACGCAGTAGGATGCAACTTCCTCCCATTTGTCCTCAGGTACTGGTTGATCCCATTCATAGCCAAGTTCCTGGTGGTGGATACCCAACTCAATCTCAAACTTCTTAAGACTTTGCTTCTTACTGCTAAAGTCATAAATATCAGTATAAGACAAATTGTATGCTTCTCTAAAGAGTCCGCTGTTTACTTTACCGACTAATTTTGTGCTAAGTTTGTAAAGTTGCGCATTGTCGTATCCGATAAACCTACCATAAAGAATATGATTATCATAACGACGATTGTTAAACCCAACTAACTTCATCGAGAACAATTTCTCAACTTCCATCGAAGATGGATTTATCATGATGACTGGTTTCTTATCAAGGCCTTCTTCTTTCCATACAATAATGAATAGATTAGGAAAGACCTCAACGTCATAGAAGACCAGTGGTCCATCAGAGTTATCAACAATAGCCTCGCTTGGGTCTTCCGATTTAAACTTCATTTGGCTTACAAGTTTTACACAATATTCTGATTGATTTGTGCTCTGAGCCGCGAATGCTAGGACTTTAGTCTGCATGTCGCTAACATCATACTTAAGTCCAGACTTTGAAGCATCGTCTAGAATTTTCCAAATGAAGTCAATCGAAGGCTTTGTTCCTGCATGGAATTCTTTGGATAAGTTCCTTTGAATCATGTCACGCAAACCACGTTCACTTTTTACTGCTGTGGCATTGATCACTTTATTACCTCCTTTCAATGGTAATCCGGTAGAGATATGAGCTATCGGCCTCGTGTTGCATTTTGATAGTTTTCGTCGAAGCGAACTGTTTCCAGTAAAGACTTTAATCTCTATGTCGTCAGCATAAACTCGACTAAGCTCTTTTGCATCTCCGTCGTAAATATAATGTAAATGTACACCACAACCAGATTTACTAAATTCTGCATATGTAGAAGGCCATGAACTTGCGGCCTCAAGATTCTTTTCCATAGATTTCTTACCCTCATCATCTTTCAAATCGAAATCAATGACGATATGATTCTCAGGTAACTGTACATAATGCAGTTTAGATGAATCCAGCTCACCTAATGTGGATTTACAATTTACCCATCGTTCACTTGGAGTTTCATTTGCTGTTGCATACTGTGCTGGACAAGAAGCACATTCTTCATCAAATATAGATTTTGTAGAATCCAATACTAATGAACTTGGTTTCTCATCATCAACTTTCAAAGCTGCAACATTGAATTTACTTAGGAGAAATCCTTGATAAATATTTTTGACTTGTTTACCTTCAGCATCTCTCCCACGCTCTTCAAAGTTCTTGAAATATGATCTTAATTCACTCTTAAATTTATACTTAGGAAGACTATACTGAATGTCGCCATCAGTACAATATGTCTTATACATTTCCCAAGCCTGTTTCAGAGTTGTTCCGTCTTGATCTAAGAACGTGAAATAACAGTCCTCAACAAAATTGTAAAACACATCTGTTTGATACATCATCCCAAGAGGTTTGTAATTACTGTAATAGTTTTTACCAAGGGATTTGTAAACTTCTACACAATGATGCGCAATCGCTCCGAGTTCGAATGAGATTCCTTCATACAAAATATGATACCGTCTCGGGCTCACCTTATTACCACTAGGATAGACATCAACTAATCTACGGATAATACCCGATCTAGAATCTGTTATCATAATCGGACTATTTGTTCCCATAAACAGCATTGCTAATGCTTGCGTGGAATATGCCGGTTTAAATTTTTCACTAACCGACATAAACTCATGAGAAACTATCGAATTCAGTTTGGTGTTGTCAGCGATCTTACTCAAATCGCCATCATGCTGTATAGCAACGAGAGGATCATTACGAAACATCTCTGTACTAAATTGGTTTGAGTTACTTGCTAATGACTTAGCGTCGAACGGAACCCAATAACCTTCAAAGAGTTGCTGGACGATATTTAAGAAAGTTGATTTACCTGTTCCACCCTCACCATAGAGAACGAAGAATTTTTGAATACTCTTACTATCTCCGGTTAGAACGGCACCAACAGCCCATTCCAGCTTTTCTCTTTCTTCAGGATTAAAGAGAGTTCCAATCAATTCATCATAACAATCGATCGGTCCTTCCTGAATATCATAAGGAAGTCGTTTTGAGGAGTAATCGGTTCGCTTCACAACATCGCTTTTGAATATAAGTTTTGTGTTAAGTTGTTTGTTGGTATCGGGCATTAAACTTATAAAGTTTCTATACTCTTTCCAACTGTTTGATCGTGACTGGGAAAC